TACAGCATGTGTAAAACTACACGCCGGGCGGTCGCGGAAGAGTTGTGCGTCCTCTACCACGAGGCCATCCGAGCAGAGGTCTCCAAGATCACGAAGTCCAGCTCGAAGCGTGTAGTTCCTACACGAACGCTGGACGAGATCGACAAGCCCGCGCGCCGCGCATTCATCGCAGCGGCTCGCTCGTGCATCGAGCTTGAAGCTGACGCCCGCGACTTCGTGGTCGCGCAGTTCGCCGTGTGGCGCGCTGCGAGCGCGTACCACAAGAAGACGCTCTGGCCTTCGCCGCACCACTTCGCAACGCTCGCCGCGAAGATCCGATACCTCCAGCACAAGGCGAGCGACACCATCCGCGTCTCGCGTGTCGTCACGAACGAGGACACGGACGAGAAGCGTCGCTGGTACGTGGAGGAGCGCCAGCTGAAGGGTCTCGCTCGCGTTCAGCGGCGCGATCCACTCGAAGTCCTCACCGAACAACCCGAGCGGTTCTCGCGCGACTTCCTCAAGCACAAGAAGGTGTGGGACGTCGTGAAGGACGCCTGGGAGGAGCGTCAATGACTGACCTCACGTATCAGCACGTCGTGGCATGGCGCCTCGGCCGCGGGCACTTCAACTACACCGGTGAGCCACCGAGACCTCGCGGTCTCCTGATCGGTGAGGCTCCTGGTCCGAACACCAACGCGAAGCTGCCCCTGTTCCCGGAGCCGACCAACTCCGCTGCAGCACGTCTCCTGAAGTACGCGGGCATCGAGCCTGTCGAATGGATGGGCAAGCTCGTGCGGATGAACATGTGCGATGGACCTTGGTCTGATCGCCGTGCCTGCGCCGGCCGCACGCGCGCGGTCGAGTACCTGCTCGACGAGGCGAACTACTACGACAACAAGCCGCTCCGCGTGCTGCTCCTGGGTGATCGCGTGCGTCGAGCGTGGGCCTGCCATGGACCGTTCGGCTTCGTCATCAACCAGTACAGCGAAAAGCCGAACGTGAACATGGCGTGGATCCCACACCCGTCTGGTCGCAACCAGCTCTACAACAACCCCAAGAATCAGCTCCGCGCGCGCGATGCCGTGCTGTGGGCGATCGGTGAGCGAGCGAAGCCCTGGACCGCCAGCGAGATGGCGGAGATGTCGAAGCTATGAAGCTGAAGGGTGACAAGAAGGCGAAGACGCGGTTCGACGCGGTTGCTGAGGAGATGGAGATCTCCGACGGTCCACAGCCAACGTGGAAGGTCGACTACGGCAAGGACTTCGAGCGTCGCATGCTGCGCGTGCTGTTCGCCGACCGCGAGTTCGCAACCACCAGCGGTGTTCACCTCAGCCACGAATACTTCAGCACGCCATCGCTCCGGTGGCTCGCGCAGAAGATCGTCGGGTTCGTTCGTGATCACGGCGTCGGCATGTCGAAGGACGCGCTCGCCATCGAGCTGGATCGCGACGTCAAGGTCGGACGTCTCACCAAGGCGAATCAGGAAGCAGCCAGAGCGCTCGTCGACACGATCGACACCGAGGTCAAGGACCGCACGTACGTCAAGGGTGAGCTGTTCAAGTTCATCAAGAACCAGACGGTCGATCGTGCGATCCGGGCAAGCATCGATCACCTCGATGCACAGGACTTCGATGCTGTCGACGCTGAGCTGCAGAAGGTCCTCGACGTTCAGACCTCGGCGAGCGGCGGGCTCGGTCACTTCTTCGTTCGCGACCGGCAGCAGCGTCGTGAGCGCCGCAAGAAGTACGAGTTCAACGGCATCTCGACCGGCTTGTTCCTCGATGAGAAGCTGAAGCCGAAGGGTTGCCCGCCGAAGTCGATCACCACGGTGGTAGCTCCCTCCGGTGTCGGCAAGTCCGGCGTGCTCATGTTCATGTGCCGCTCCGGCATCATCAACAGCAACGCCAAGGGGCTCTACATCACGACAGAGCTGTCTGAGGAGGTCGTCTGCGATCGTCTCGATGCCTCGTTCACCGGTGTCTCCATCGGCGAGCTGGAGAAGGAGCGCAAAGAGGTCAGCCTCAAGGTGCGCAACCTCGGGAAGAAGTACGGCGAGTTCCTGGTGGTCAAGGAATTTCCACCGGGCGTGCTCACGCCGAGCGGGTTGCGTGCCTACCTGCGGCAGCTGGAGAGCGTTGGGTTCTACCCGAGCGCCATCTACGTCGACAGCGCTGACGACATGGTCCCGGACCCGGGCGACCGCGGGCGGGACAAGGATGGCTACGAGGACTACGGAGCGGTGTGGCGCGGCCTGCGCCGGGTGAGCTATGAAGCGATGGCCCCCGTGTTCACGGCGAGCCAGACGTCACGCGGTGCGTTGAACAAGGAGCATGTCGACTGGGACCACATCGCTGACTCGGCGAAGAAGGTCATGGTCTCCGACGTGGTGATCATCCTCCAGCAGACCCGCGAGGAGCATCGACAGAAAGTCGGCCGTTTCTACATCGCGAAGAATCGGTTCGGTTCTGCGAAAGCTGAGTGGAAAGTCCGGCTAGACTGGGCTCGAATCGACATTACGAACATCTGAGGAGACGACAGATGGCTGTGAAAAAATCAAAGATCCCGACCCCGACAACCACCAATGACTTCAATGGTCGAAAGGGGCACGTCTCACTCGCACGCGAGGAGTACGAAGCGCTCGCCTCACGTGAGGAGGCTGTCATCGGACTGACAACGGAGAACGCGAAGCTCCGATCACAAGCCATCGAGATGGCGACAACGCTCGACGCACAGGCGAAGCATCTGTCGACCTACGACCTGAAGGTCGCGGCACTCGAACGCGTCGACGCGCTCCAGAGCGCGCTCATCGCTGCCTTCAAGGACAAGGAGAAGACGCTCGGCCTGACCGAGCTGTCGGAGTTCTGGAGGCAGTGGACCGTCGCTGTGTCCAACGCTGCAGACACCCGCAAGCTGGAGCGCGAGGAGATCCTCAAGTTCGAGCCCGACCTCTTCAGGATGTGGCGCAACTGGGTCAACGACTCCGGCAAGACGACCCGGACGTTGAGCTTCGCGGGCTCACGTGGTGAGATCGAAGCTGCAGCTCCGCGCACGCAGGTTCTGATGCAGACCCACCTGCTCGCCCGCAAGAACGAGGAGAACGCGAAGCTCCAGACACGCATCGCGCAGCTCGAAGCCGAGCTAGGTGCGCTGGTGCCGACGCCATGAGGAGCGTTGGTCTCGCGAAGGAATTCGGGACGCCCGCCACGCGCGACAAACGGTCCAAGCTCGGCACACGCCGCTTCGTGCGCATGGTCAAGAACCACGCTGTTCTGCGTCCCGCGTGCGGCTGCGTGATCCCATTCGCCACGTACATGGGAGACCCGTTGGTGTGCACCGACTGCGGCGGCGCTCGCCTCACTCCAGGTGAAGCCGCGAAGTAGATGCTCAACCTCCGCGCCATCGATCGAGCATTCGACGCCGAGCGTTACGTGCTGCACGTGTTCCCCGACGCGCAGCGCAGCGGTGGCAACCTCGTGGTCACCTGCGCGCACTGCGACAAGGCCAAGCTGTGGGTGCTGATCGTCGACCGTGACGACATCAGATCTCCGGCCTGGCAGTGCTTCTTCTGTGGCGACTCGGGACGTACGGCGCTCTCGCTCGTTCGTCGCATCGAGGACTGCGACACGTTCGCGGCGCTGGAGCTGATCACCAAGTTCCAGAAGGGCAACGAGCCCATCATCGATCTGCGCCGCCTCGTGGAGGATCGGCTCATCGGTGAGATCGAGGTGTGGTCGGCGGACGCGAATCGGGTGCCTCTGCCGGACGAGTTCATCAAGGTGCAGCAGGGCATGAAGCGGTCGGATCTTCCGAGCTACTTCACCAAGCGCGGTATCGGACCGAAGAAGGCGCACCGCTATGGGCTCGGTTGGTGCGACGACGGCTATTTCAAGAACCGTCTCGTGGTGCCTGTGATGAAGGAGGGCGAGGTCGAGTTCTTCGTCGCACGCTACATGAAGGCGAAGCCTCCGAAGGGCGTCAAGAAGACGCTCTACCCGAAGGGCGCGAAGCCGGGGCGTCACCTGTTCAACTACGACCGCGCGCGCTACTGCGAGACCATCCGCGTTGTGGAGGGTGTGCTCGACGCGATCCACATCGGCAAGTCCGCGGTGGCGACCTTCGGCACCAGCCTTTCCCAGTACCAGCTGGAGCTGCTCATGCGTTCGGCAGCACGCGAGATCATCATCATGTGGGATCGCGACGCGATCGACAAAGCGAAGGCGCTCGCCGACCGCCTCGCCGACCTCTGGACCATTCGCGTGGTGGAGCTGCCGGACGCGCGAGATCCCGATGAGCACACGCTGGCGGACCTGAAGATGTTCGAGCAACAGTCTCCAGCGCTCGACACATCCGGCGCGCGACGCTCGTACGTCATCAGTCGTTTGGAGCGTCAGAACTGACTGCCCGGATGCTTGCAATCGAAGAGCTGCACGATGTAGCTTGTTGACCGACTTTAGTGTTGACACTGTCACCAAAAAGGGTGTAGAGTCATTGTCAGAGGATCAAGAGAAGATGACGATCGAACTGGTGGCGGAGCAGAGCAACTACGCGGAGACGGAGCAATCCGTTCGTGACTTGCCGACGCTCGAAGCGGCGAAATCGCTTCTCGATCTCATGGAGCGTGACCTGAAACAGGATGAGGACCGCATCCTGCGTATCAGCGAACGTGCAGATGGACTCTTCGACCTCATCGTTCTCAAGCGCGTCAACTAGGAGATCTCATGCCGAAGAAGAGCACCAAGAAGCCGAAGTCGAAGAAGCAGAGCCCGAAGAAGGTCGTCAAGAAGCCAGCCGCGAAGGCGAAGGCTGCGAAGGCGCCACCACAGCCGGAAGCGAAGCCCACGAAGGCAGCGAAGGCGAAAGAAGAGACCATGGATCGCAGCGCACTGAAGGTCATCGCATCCCAGCTCAAGGAGATGGGCTCGGACATCAAGGTGCTCAAGACCGACACCGATGATCAGCTCCAGAAGAAGGTCAACGAGCAGCTCCAGAAGATGCCGAAGGACGAGGTCCTCAAGAAGCTGGAGACCATCGTCCCGGACAAGCTCGTTCAGGTGCTGAAGCGCGACTGCATCGGCGTCTTCATCGATCTCGCCGACGTGTCCTGCATCAAGTGCAAGGACAGCGCGAAGTGCGCGAGCCTGTTCCTGCAGAACCTCAAGGGTGGGTTCACCGATCTCACGAAGGCGCTCCCCGACAAGGTCGTGGAAGAGAAGGTCGTGGAGAAGGCGAAGCTGAAGCCTGCGTCGCGCTACGAGGCCGACCGTCTCGTGTTCGTCCGCGACGTGAAGAACCCGAACACCAAAGGCGACGATCTCTACGACACGCTCCAGGCGGTCCTCGATGAGGAGCCCACGACCCTGGCTGAGCTGCGCGAGATCGTCGAGCGCGACTTCGACCTCGACAGCGACGGCGACTTCATGAAGTTCGTCACGGCGATGCGCGACCCGGTCGAGGGTGTCATCAAGCTCGACGTCGACCTGTCGGAGAAGCACAAGAAGCAGCTGCGCGAGGCCGGCATCGACATCTGATGTCAGACCGCGATGCTAAGTGGTGGCAGGAAGCCGCCGCGAGGATTTACCTGAACGCCGGTAAGCGGTCGTCCAGGCGAAACGTGTCACGTAAACCAAGTTCGAGGAGAGTAGAGATGGCAACGAAGAATCTGTTCGTAGTGACGATGCCGGCGACGCTGACCGTTGTCGTCGAGGCAGCCAGCGACAAGGACGCGAAGGAGATCGCGGCGAAGACCGCCGAGATGGTCTTCGGCAAGTCGCTCGGTGTTCTGAGTGTCGTGGGTGAGTCGAAGGCGACCCCGGTCGCCGCCGGCAAGGCCGACAAGAAGTCCAAGAAGGACGAGCCCGAGGAAGAGGAGGAGGACGAGGAGGAGGAGGAAGAGGAAGAGGAGGAAGAGGAGGAAGAGGAAGAGGAGGAGGACGAGGAGGAAGAAGAGGAGGAGGAAGAGGAGGAGGACGAGGCGCCCAAGAAGAAGAAGAAGGGCGACAAGGCCGACAAGGCGGACAAGAAGCCCGGCAAGAAGATCAAGATCAAGCTGAAGGGCTAGCTCCCACTCGACGTTGGACGTGAACACGGCGGCTCTCGCGGGCTGCCGTGTTTTCTCGAACGCCTAGAAGGAACCAATGACCAGACCACCCGTCATCTTCGCCGACACGCCAAAGCAGGCTCGGAAGCTCATGGACGAGCTGTTTCGAGAGGCGTACCAGGAAGGCAAGGTCACGGCGGTTGATACGGAGTTCGTGCCGATCTCGCACGAGCCCGTCCTCATGTCCTACTCGTGGGGCAAAGGCATCCGGCGTGTCGTGCGCGCGGAGCTGGTCAAGGAGTTCTTCGGCGACTGGTTGGTCGACGCGCAGACCAAGCTCGCCTGGCAGAACTACAAGGAGGACGCCGAGACCATGGAGGCTCTCGGCGTGCCTGCCACGGAGCTGAAGAACAGCTTCTACATCGACGTCATGGTGGTCGGCGTGCTCCGCGACGAGACGCTCGTGAAGCACGGTCTCAAGGCGCAGATGCTCCACTTCTTGAAGTGGTTCCGCCGCGAGTACGGCCAGCTCTTCGCGTACATCCCGCAGGGCAAGAAGAAGGCGATCGTGATGAGCCCGCGCGAGGTGCTCGACAGCCTTCCGGCGGATGCACTCACAGGCGCGATCACAAAGTGGGGCAGCGCGAAAGGTGGACACAAGACCGGTCCACGCACAGCTGAGGAATGGTTCCAGCTGATGCTCGACTACGCGGGCGATGATGCTGAGGGCACGCAGCGCCTCGCCGTCGATCACCGCAGCTACCTGCGGAAGACCGGCTACTGGGAGCAGTACCAGAAGGTCGATCTGCCGTTCACGCTCACGCTCATGCAGTGCGAGCAATCGGGCGCCTACCTCGACCTGCCGACGCTCCGCGTGATCCTACGCAAGCAGGAGATCCGCATCCTGCGTGCCGAGCATTGCTTCCGCGCTGCAGCCGGCAACCCGAAGCTGAATCTCCGCTCGGGTCCGCAGATGAAGAAGCTGCTGATCGAGGAGTGGGGATGGCCGGCGCACCCGGACATCAAGAGCGAGAAGACCGGCGAGCCCGGCATGGATAAAGAGGTCCTGAACTGGTGGCTCACGAAGCACAGCCTGGAGATGGCTGGTGTGAAGCTCGCGTTCAACAACGCCAGCACGATGAAGGGCACGTTCCTCCAAGGACTGATCGACGGTGTCAGCGATGACGGACGTCTGCGTTCCGACCTCAACCAGATCGGCGCGAAGACGAGCGGTCGCATCAGCTCGCGCAAGTTCGATGTGCTGAAGGAGGAGAGCTACACGCTCAAGAGCGGCGAGGTGAAGACCCGCGTTCGCAAGACGAAGGCCGGCGCGAATCTCCAGAACATCCCCGCTCGTAAGGAGAAGGATCCGGACGGCATCCGTGGCGCATTCCGCGCTCCGAGGATCGGCGAGACCACCGCGTGGGGCGACAAGGCGACTGAACAGCACCAGCTTCTGGTCGCTGACTACGCCGGTTTCCACCTCGTGCTCGTGGCGAACTGGGTAGCTGAGATCGCCAAGGGCTCCAAGAGCGGACAGAAGTCCGCGATGGTCGAGGTGATGCGGAAGTACGGTTCGCCGAGCGCCGTGCATGTCTACACCACCATCCAGATGTTCAAGCACGTCAAGCCGCACTACTGCGACAAGTCGACGTGCTGGGACACACGGAAGAACGCGTGGAAGAAGTGCCACGGCGAAGGCAAGTCGTTCTCTCTCAAAGAATTTACGATGGATGACTGGGAGCTGGTGAAGCCGATCTTCCCGGACCAGTACACGTACTCGAAGAACACGAACTTCGCGCTCATCTTCCTCGGCTCACCATGGACGCTTGCCTACAACACGGGTCGCGATGCGAACGACCCGGAGCAGCTCGAAGAGTGCAAGCGGCACTACGATGACTGGTACGAGCTGTATCCAGAGATCGCAGGGTACCAGCGGTACATGATCGATCACGGGTACGAGCACGGTTGGGTGCCAACGATCGGTGGACGTCGCGGACACGTTCAGAAGATGCTCCAGGGTTGCGATCGGAACGGCAACTACATCCAGGACGAAGACAAGCGCAAGAAGATGGTCAAGCATGGGGAGCGCGTGTGTACGAACACGCCTGCTCAAGGAGGTGAAGCAGACATCGTGAAGATGGCGCTCAACCTCATCGCGATGAGCCCGAAGCTGCGTGAGCTTCGAGCAGCTCCGCTCTTTCCTGTGCACGATGAAGTCGTCCTAGAAGCTCCAGACAGCACGAGCGACGAGGCGCTCCCCGAGCAGGTGCGTCTGATGAAGGAGCCGTACAAGGACAAGATGCACGTTCCGCTCGCAGTCGAGGGAGCGAAGGGCGTGAACTGGATTTTGGCCAAGCCATAGAGAGGATCAAGAGAATGGAACTGGAAGAGAAACTCATCGCGCTGGAGTACGCGCTCGGCGACCGGCTGAGGAAGCTCGGCGTGGTGCTTCACGACGACGCGGGCAACCGGATCAAGCCCGGCGGTCCTGAAGAGATTCGTGTCCTGCGGCAGCTCTCGCGGAGCTGCGTGCAGCGCCTCGAACCGCAGGAGGAATGTCAGACCCCTGCGGTAGGATCTGCCCAGGATGAAACGACGACGAAGGACGACAGCGCCTGCTGCGCGAATGAGAAACGTAATTTGGACGGTGGTTGTGATGGTTGCGGAGATCCGCGCCTATGAGCAAATTCTGGGACAAGCGAACGTCAGGTCCGATCAAGGCGATTCACCCGGCTACCGGGAAGGTCATCGAGGTCGACCCGCAACGCGATGCGAAGATCAGCTCTGATCTCGATGCGGAGCTGCGGCGTCTTCCCGCACTGCTGAGCTGGTATCTGTCTCTACGTGACACCGCCGAGAAGCACCTTCGCGAGGCGAAGCACGAGGAGCACAACGCCGGAGAGGATCTCTACGAAGAGCTTCGGCAGAAGATGCCGAAGGCAACCGAGACCACCGTCAAGATGGCGGTGAAGGTGCACCCGCGGATGCGCAAGGCGTTCCGTGCACGGATGGATGCGCAGGACATGCACCAGCGGCTCAAGAGCCAGGTGGGTGCGATCGAAGAGAAGCGGTGGAGCCTGATGGGTCTCACCAAGACTGCATTGATGGAACGAGGAACGAAAGACCACGCGTGGTGATCGACGAGCCGTGTTGGCCTGACGATCTTGAACAGCCCTGAACAACGACTGAGGAGAGCGACGATGGCAAAGACCAGCAGCGAGAAGAGCAGCAAGAAGGCAGCGGACCTCGACGACATGCGCGACGCGTTCAAGCGTCACAAGGAGAAGGCCAAGGGCGGTGGTAGCGGTGAGAACTCGTGGGACAAGATGGGTGACGGCAAGAACCTGCGCCGCGTTCTTCCACGTCCCGGCGAGCGGAAGTTCTACACGGAGGGCTGGACGCACTTCAACGTCGGTCCGAACAACCGTGCGGTGCGCTGCATCGACGAGGCGAGCATCAACGTCGACAAGGGTCTCCCCGAGTCGACCACGAAGTGCCCTCTCTGCAAGAAGTTCCTGCGCGAGCAGAGCCGCATCAACAGCGAGTTCCAGAAGGGTGACGAGGACGGTCGCGCCGAGTGGAAGCGCGCCAAGGACAAGTACGTCCCGCGGCACCAGTATTACTCGAACGTTCTCGTTGCTGATGACGAGGGTGATGTCGAGGTGAAGATCCTCGCGTTCGGTACGCAGGTCTGGTCGCAGCTGATGAACTACTACCTCGGCGACGACACGTCGATCGGCGACTTCACCAGTCCGAAGCTCGGACGGTGGATGAACATCAAGAAGGAGCAGAAGGGTGGACGCGACCGTCGCAACATCGAGTACAAGGTGTTCCCGGCGAGCGAGTCCTCGGACATCTCTGAATCGTGGGACGACATCAAGGAAGCGCTCCACGACCTCGAAGCTGCCGCCGGCAAGATCATGTCGAAGGACGAGATCATCGCCATCATGAAGGGTGTCGACCTCAACAAGGGATCGGCCAACGACGATGACGACGGTGACGACGACGATGGTGACGAGGAAGACGAGGATGAGGACGAGACCGAGGAGGAGGAGGAAGAGGACGAGCGTCCGAAGAAGTCCTCCAAGCTCTCCACGAAGATGGGCAAGAAGAAGAAGAAGTCGCGCGACTAGCTAGCTGCGGTGGTCGAGAGGCAGACGGCGAGGGCCTTCAGGTTCGATTCCTGGTCTCGACACGAGGTGTGACGACGATGCCGAAGAAGACGAAGACACGCGACCAAGAGATCCGTGAGATGCGTGCTGGACACAGCATGACATCACGTACGCAAGCAGCGCTCACGGACGTCGTGGCGGCTGCGGACAAATTCCTCGCGACGCAACCGAAGGCAACTCCACCTCCACCCGTCAACAAGGCGAAGGAGAAGAAGCTCGCCGCTCTCTTCGAGAAGCTGAAGAAGAAGTACAAGGGTGAGGAGGTCGTCACCACGATCGCGAGCGGCGCACGTTCAGCATCAACCATCAGCGTCGTTCCAACCGGAGCGCCGGCACTCGATGACCTGCTCACCGGAGAGACGGATGCAGACGCTCGCACCATCACAGGCTCCGGTCTCGGTTGGCCACGTGGTCGGATCGTCGAGATCTTCGGCGAAGAGTCCACAGGCAAGACCTCGATGGCGCTGCAGGCAATCGCAGCGTTCCAAGCAGCTGGTGAAGATGCTGCGTTCATCGATGCTGAGCACGCGCTCGACACCTTCTACGCGAAGAAGCTCGGCGTCGACCTCGCGCGCCTCAAGCTCAGCCAACCTGATGATGGTGGAGAGCGTGCGATGGATGTCGTGACCGCGCTCGTGAGCAGCGGTCTATTCGGCATCATCGTGGTCGACTCCGTCTCCGCTCTCACACCGCAGTCCGAGATGGAGGCTGACTTCGAGGACAGCATCCAACCCGCTCGACAGGCTGCGCTGATGTCGCGTGCGCTGCGCAAGCTGACCAGCCTCGTGCAGAAGAACAACGTCCTCCTGATCTTCATCAACCAGATCCGCATCAAGATCGGTGTGCGGTTCGGCAACCCGAAGACGACGTCCGGTGGACAGGCGCTCAAGTTCTACGCGAGCGTTCGCCTGGAGCTGACGAACATGAAGACCCAGCGGAAGGGCGACCGCGTGATCGGTCGACGCATGCGTGTGCGCACCGTGAAGAACAAGGTCGCGCCGCCGTTCCGCGACGTGTACGCCGACCTCGTCCCAAACAAGGGCTACGCGCAGTTCTACGTGGACCCCGATCTCGGCGGCAGCAAGACCGACGATGCTGATTGAGCTGTTCACCGCCCTGGCGACCGCCCTCGGGCTAGCCCGTCAAGCCGAATCTGACGCACTGCGTCAGACGGCTCCGACGTACCTGGGTAGCCGCGAAGTAGCCGCCGCCCACCTGGCTGCAGCTACCTTCGCCGGAGAGGCGTTCTCCGTCGATCCTGCGCTGCTTTTGGCCATCGCCTACCGCGAGAGCCGGTACACGCTGAACGTCCAGGGGCCGAAGGTCAGAGGTCGGCATGCCTGCGGGCTCATGCAGCCCTTGATGCACGACCGCAGCTGCGCTCAGCAGACCATGCTCGCCGGCTACCTCGAAGGCGCCAAGCACCTTCGTGTATGGATGGACACTAAGTCGTGCTCGGGCGACGTGCGCTGCGCGCTGCTCGGGTACTCCGGTGGCTACTCGCTTCTCAAGGGCTGCGCCGCGGGACCGGTCGTGGTCGAGCGCGGCGGACGCGCCGTCGACCTGTGCACTCTCATCCCTGGATCCACCACGTCACGCGCGCAGCGGATCCGCGAACGTCTTCAGCGAGGAACAACATGAGGCATCTGACCGTCACCGACAGCGACATCATCGAAGCGATCGGCTTCAAGACCTCCGGGTATCTGCTCGGCACGTTGGAGGTCGTGTTCAAGGCGACGCCCGACATCGTCTACACGTACGAGAGGGTCGGGTTCGACACGTTCACCGACCTCGTGTCCGCGGAGAGCATCGGCAAGACGTTCCACGAGAAGTTCCGCAAGACGAAGCACCCGTTCACGAAGAGCGAGCGGCAGAAGCCGACGCTCAAGAAGTAAGACCACGACCATGAGGAGCAAGAGAACATGAAGATCTACGTTGCGTTCAGAACCGATGAGCACGATGACGACGACATCCCACAGCGGATGGCGACCCCATCGCTCACCAAGCTCAAGCTGATGATGAAGGGTGAGGCGGGACCAGACGGCGAGAAGCTCAAGAAGCCGATCGCCATGGCTGGCTGCGAGTTCACCGTTGCCCTCTACGACTTCAAGCCGAGCGTCGGCAACATCTGCCAGGCGATCATCGACATCACCGAGCTTGATGCCGAGTCATCGACCGACTACCGCGTCAACGACCATGGACAACTCAGGGAGGTGAAGTGATGGCGAAGAAGAACAAGTTTCCGAAGAAGGTGTTCGTGTTCCATTCGACGGACATCGGTGATGATCCGATCCTCATCTGTGCGGAATCGCCGGACGAGATCAGCGAGGAATATGGTGTCGACATCGTCGGCGTCTACGAGCTGGTCGACACCGGCAAGTTCAAGATCGAGAAGACGATATCAACGACGGAGATCTTCTCGAAGATGAAGAAGCTGAAGAAGAAGGCGAAGCGCTAACTGTTGACATCGTCACCATGAACTGACACTGTCGCGGCGAGGATCAAGAGAACATGAAGTTGGCGATCTTCTCCGACGCCCATATCCATGGGTGGGCGGAGCACTCCAGAGACGACAGCCGGTTGCATCACTGCATCTCGGTGCTGCGTCAGGTCCGCGAGTACAGCCTCAAGCACGGAGTTGAGGCTGTGCTGTTCGGTGGGGATCTCTTCCACAAGCGCGGCGTGCTCTACACGCTGCCGTACAACCTCGTGGTCGAGGAGCTGGCGCGCTGGCGCGCTGCAGGTCTTCCGCTCTACGCGAACGTCGGCAACCACGATGCCGCGGATCGTCTCGCGAAGATCCACTCGCTCCAGGCGCTGGAGAGTGCTGGCCTGCTCCGCACGGTAGGTGCTGCAGGCTGGGCGAACTGGGGAATCATCTCGGATGAGGAAGACGAGGTCGTCATCACGGCGGTCGCGTACTGCTCCGAAGCCTCCGAGCTGCGCAGGCGTACTGATGCAGCGCTCGCTGATCGCGGTGTCATCGAGGACGCCTTCACCATCGGGATGTTCCACCACGGTTTCCGCGGCGCGCGCGTCGGCACATCGCTGGAGTACGTGGTCAAGGAAGACTCCGATCCGGACGAGTACGCGAAGTCGTTCGACCTGATGATCAGCGGGCACTACCACGCGCACCAGGAGATCGGCACGCTGGGCAACGCCTGGTACGTCGGCTCCCCGCAGGAGTTCGTGCGTGGTGAGACCAGCCCGAAGGGATTCCTCCTGCTCGACACGGTGACCGCCGAGCTGGAACGCATCGAGATCAAGCTGCCACGCTTCGTTAAGCTCACGCGTGACGAGATCGCCGATGACGACTTCGACATGGAGGCTCACGTGAAGGGCAACTTCGTCGACGTCGTGTTCGATGAGCTGCCGATGCCATGGGACTCCATCGAGGCTGTGCTCAACAAGCTCGGTGCGGAGGGTGTTCGTGCTTGCCCGACTCGCGCGGAGAAGCTGTCGAAGTCATCTCGCCTGCAGGTCGATCCATCGATGGGCGACAAGCAGCTGCTGGAGGCATACATGGAACACGTCGGCGTCGACCCGAGTGAACGTAGCGATCTGCTGCGTGTCGGGCTCGAACTGATCGAAGGGACAACCAAGTGAAGAACGAACGAGTGGTGGGTGTCGCGACATCAGCAACCGATCCGAAGCTCGACATTGTCGTCATGTCGTACGGCACCGGTCGGAGCTTCTTCGTTCGCGTCAACGGGAAGGCTCTGCGCACGAAGGACGGCAAAGGGCCACGTCTGTTCCGAAGCAAGGAAGCTGCAGCGAAAGCCGGCGAGAAGCACTACAACGCGAGGAAGAAATAACAGATGGCATACAAGAGCGTTCGATTGTTGGTTGAAGCGATTCACTCCGAGATGGAGGGCATGCGCATGGGTCTCATGGCGGCTGGTCCGACTGATGACCTGGCGATTGTGGTCGGCTCAGCGCAGGGGCAGTTGATCGAGCTGCGCAAGCTGTTCGACGAGCTTGCTGCGAAGGCCGATCGTCCGTCCATCGAAGACGTCACGAAGCTGACGCCCGGTGATTACGTCGCGACGATGAAGCCGCTGGTCCGCAACTACCACCGCCAGCTCATGTCGGTCGACCGGCTCGCGCCGTGCTTGTGCGAGGACCTGGAGGCGACCGGTGTCATCTTGATGCTGATCGGCGATGGCAAGACCGTCGTCAGGACTGCTGTCGATCCTGCACGTGAAGAGGTGCAGCTCGCGGTCGAGATCATCCTCAAGTCGCTCGACGAGGGCATGGCGCAGGTCGCGAACGAAGGCGTCTCCGCCGCGGAGGAGCAACTCGGGATCACCGCGCCTGCTGATCCTGATGATGTCCCGACCGCGGTCGAGGGTGCTCCGTTCGCGGGCTCGCCCGGAGAAGGTGAGCAGTGACGGACGAAGAGATGAAGGAAGCTGTCGTTGAAGCGCGACGCAAGGCGCACGTAGCTGCTCGGTGCCTCTTCGGGCCTGGAATGACAGGACAGACTTCCGTGGTCGTCAACGCGACTCGGCTGGAGTGCGTCGAGACGCTGCTCATCCGTATGATCGCAACCGAGTCGGAATACAACGGGACCTATGAGCAGAAGGTTCTCCTGGAGATGCGTGACTACTGGGAGCTGGTCGCCACGACCATCGGAGAAGCTGGCTCGCGAGAAAAAGACAAGACCTCATGAAGAACCAGATGGACACACGCGAACGCGACGCCAACGAGGTGATCGCGGATCTGCGCGAAGCGGCCGGCATCAAGCTCGCGGTGCTCGGGTCGCAGACCCTCGCCGCGAAGCTCTGTGCTGACGCGATCGTCGAGCACCGGAAGGCCATCATCAAGATGATCGGCGGTACACCGGTGCGTCTGGTCACGAGCTGCCGTCCGGTCGGTGCGGAGAAGGCAGCGCGTCTCGTCGCGAAGCGATTCACCGGGCAGCTCGCTGTCGTGTTCCATCGCCCCGAGATGACCCATGGGATCAAGGTCGCCGACATGATGGCGAACATGATCATCGAGCGTGAGTGCAGCGCGCTGCTGGTCTTGTCGACAGGACGAGCTGCGTGCGAACTGCTGAGCGCTCGGTTCGTGCAGAACAAGAAACCCGTCTACGAGATCGAACTGAGCTGACCATGTACAAACCACGCATCCACATCACCATCGTGACCAGAGACTCGATCTCGACGTCATCGGTCAAAGCTCCCAACGTCACGAACGCGATGTACGACGCAGCGTACGATCTCGTCTACACGATGATGACCAACAAGCGTCGCACCGCGAGCTTGTACACGAAGAACGAGAAGAAGCTCGCGAAGGTCGCAACCAAGGCCGACGCCAAGAAGGTCACTTTCAAGAAGAAGAGGAGATAGAAGATGCTGGACAACAATTTGCTGAAGTCGATCCTCGACCGGTTTGCTCCTGACGTCGACGCCGCGGGCGACGGCATCTACGGGCTGACGTGGACGAGCACCGAAACGTTCTACCGTCACACCGAGGAGTACGTCGCGCCGGAGGAGAAGCTCGCGTACAAGCACGCGCTGGAGCTTGCGTTCCCCGGCAAGAAGACCGTGCTGTGACCGATAATCGGACCAGGAAAGCACGCGTGCAGGCTGGGCTGTCCATCGGGCAGGCTGCTCGTCTCATCGGAGTCGAGAGACCTGTGATCGAGGAGGCCGAGAAGGCTGACGTCGGCGATCTCGCTTCTGGTCTGACGACGCGGATGGCAGAGGTCTATCACGTCGATCCTGACTGGATGCTCGGCGTTAAGGACCAGTACGACCGCGAGTCGATGAAGGGCGCACGTGGTTACGATGCGTTGTCGAAACACGACAAAGACATCGTCGACGAGTTCGCTGCGTCGATGTCGAAGAAGCCGCCGAAGACCCTCGCGCAGATCGCCGAGGAACGGAGCGCTGATGCTGTTCGTCGTGAAGCATTCGTTCAAGGCTTCATCGCGGCCAAGGATCCGAAGACTGCCGCCGGCACGTTGCTGCTGTGTGCAGAGGCAGATGCTGCGTACATCGAGTGGAGAAAAACGCGGTCATGAGTCGTCACGCCGGTCGCCAAGACAGCTACGCGCACCGCATCAGGCGCGAGCGCGAAGATGAGTACGTGATCTCATGGACGGTCGACCGCTACTACAAGGGAAGTCGCCTGCGCCATCCGCTCGGGCGTTCACGTGACACCGATCGCAAGGGCGCTCTCCGCTTCGCGAAGAAGTGGAACATCGCGATGCCGCCAGAGGAATCATGAGCCAGCTCTACACACGGATCAGCCACGGCGATCGTCAGACGATCGTGCGCAAGTACAAGGCCGGCACGATGCTGACCGTTCAATCGGATCCACCGCAGACCATCCTCCTCAAGGTGGACTGCGCGGCGAAGGTCACGCAGGAGTACGACGCGTACAAGCTCGCCTGGAACGACATCAAGATCTACCTCGACGACATGGTCGAGACAGTCACGGACCGGATGCCGAAGCCGGAGCCGACGCGCATGCCGATACCAGATGCGTATCAGCCGCCTCCTCCGACCGACATGCCAGGATCGCTAGAGGATCGTGAAGCACCTCGCCGACCTTGGTGGAGGTTCTGGTGAGCGCTGAGTCCGATAAGCTCGTCATCAAGACGCTGCGCATGGCCATCGCATCGGCGTGGATCATGATCTTCCTCCAGCTCGTGCACTTCGTTCTCAAGTCGACGCACGACTGTCCGAAGTGCCCACCCGCGTGCGTGCTGCCGGCGGAGAAGCCGTGAAGATCAAGACGATGAAGGTCGAGAACTTCCTGAGCTTCGGGAAGGCCGAGTTCGACTTCGAGAACGCCGGGCTGACGTTCGTCGAGGGTGAGAACCGGGACGACGACTCCGCGAACTCGAATGGTTCCGGGAAGAGCGCGATGATCGACGCGCTCGTGTGGTGTCTGTATGGAACCACGCTGCGCGGCTACGAGAACGACGAGGTCATCCATCGCAAGGTCGGCGAGGACTGCATGGTGATGGTCGTGGTCGAGGACGATCACGGTGAGTACGGCATCTGCCGTGCACGACGCCACTCACGTTGGAAGAACTCGCTGACGCTGTCGACCAACGGAGCCGACGCGAGTGGGTCGAGCAACACGGAGACCCAGCTCATCGTAGAGAAGCTGCTCGGCTGCTCGAAGCGCACGTTCCTGTCGAGCGTCGTGTTCGGGCAGGACCGCGGATACCGCTTCAGCTCGCTCACCGACAAGGACCAGAAGGAGATCCTGGACGAGGTGCTCGGTGTCGAGCGCTTCGCAGTGGCCTGCTCTGCAGCTCGCGCGAAGGTCGCCTCGATCGGCATCGCTGTCGACACCATCGAGCGTGACCTGCTCCGCGCCGAAGAATTCAGAGACCAGGCTGGTGAAGAGGTCGATGGTCTCCGCGAGAAGGACACGTCGTTCGAGGCTGATCGCAAGAGCAAGATCAAGGAGCAGCGCGAGAAGCTCACCAAGGCGAAGGACTGGATCAAGAAGAACGCGGGCGACGACACCGACAAACTCAAGCTCGTGGTCGAGAAGGCACTGAAGCGCGTGACGGCTGTCGAGAATGAGATGACCGCTCGCAACAAGAAGGTGACCGAGGCGAAGGTCGCGCGCGCGGGTCTCAAGCCGAAGGTCGACGAGCTACGCATCCAGCTCGCCGAGCACGTCGCGCTCTCTGGAGACTGTCCGACGTGCGGGCAGCACATCGACGAGATGCAGCACGAGCGCGTGCTCGCTGGGCTCAAGAAGAAGCTCACCGCTGCAGCCAAGGCATACGAGAAGGCCGACGAATTCACATCCGAGGTTGAGAGCGCGCTCGACGAGATTCAGCGCGAATGCACCGACGTCCGCGGTACAGCCATCTCTGCGCAGAAGGCGCTCAACGAAGCGGTTGCGGAGAGCGCAAACGCAGTCTCGTGGAAGCGTCGCGCGAAGGACCACGAGGATCGCATCGCCGAGCTGGAGAAGGAGACCAACCCGTATTCGGCGCTCGCCGATCGTGTGGAGGTCAAGCGCAAGAAGTACATCAAGGAGGCCGAGCTGCTCACCAAGCAACTCCGCGAAGAGGAAGCTCGCCTCAAGCTCGCCGAGTTCTGGGTGCAGGCGTTCGGTGCGAAGGGTCTGCGCTCGCTCCTGCTCGACAGCTCGCTGCCGCTGCTCAACGAGGAGGCCATGCGCATCTCGCGAGCTGTGACTGGCGGAGCCATCAAGGTCGAGTTCTCCGCGACGAGCGAGCTGAAGTCCGGCAAGACGGTCGACAAGTTCGAGGTCCGCGTCGACAACAAGTACGGAGCCGCGAGCTACCTCGGCAACAGCGCGGGCGAGCGCGCCAAGGCCGACCTGTGTGTCGGGCTCGCGCTGCAGCGTCTTGTTGCCTCACGCTCATCTGCATCGTTCAACGTCTGCTTCTTCGACGAGGTGTTCGATCATCTCGATGGAGCTGCACACGAGCGCGTGGTAGACGTGCTCTCCGAGATCGACAAGGAGAGCGTGTTCGTCGTCAGCCACAACGATGACCTCAAGGCGTGGTTCCCAGCCGCTCTCCGCATCGTGAAGAAGAAGGGGTTCTCCACAGTAGAGTCATGACCGCGTACGTCAAAAATAGCCGCACGTCTCGCGCCGCCGCGATCTCGATGGAAGAACACCTCACAGCTTTGCAGCTGACGGTGTTTGTACTCATTCGCGAGGCAGGAGATACAGGTCGGACGTGCGATGAAGTCGAGACGACGATGGTCGGCTGGCGTCATCAGACCGTGAGCGCCCGCGTCCGCGAGCTGTACCTGCAGGGTTGGATCTACCGCACGAAGCGGACCCGCGTGACTCGATCAGGACGGCAGGCTGTCGTCTACAGGGTGCGTCGCGTGCGGAAGCCGATGGCTGCGATGCCGACGTGCTCGGAATGTGGACGGACCCTGTGACTCGCGAAGAATCGATCAAGCGCATGCGGGCACGTCACTCGATGGGCACGCGTCGCTCCGACACGCGGTTCCCTGTCACGGGACCATGGTCGTTCCGCGAGGTGTGCGAGCACGAGCACGGTTGGAAGGACGTCGGCGAGCACTGGTCCCAGTGCACGATGTGCTGGTGGTGCAAGCCGAAGCTCGGCAAGCCACCGAAGGTGGAGAAGCTGCCGGCGATCCTGAAGGGTCGTACGCTACCTCCGCTCACGGGCAAGGTCGACCTGAGCAAGGTGTTCAGGAACGCGGGCTTCGTGTTCGAGGATGATCGTGACGGCGTGTTCTCGATGGTGCGCGTGCAGATCGTGCAGGTCGCATTCGCCGAGGATCCGCTCATCCGACGCTGCTGCGTCGAGGTGCGGTTCAAGGATCACGGGTGGCAGATGGCTGCTGTGTTCTACGAGACCGCGCTGTACAAGCTGATGGAGGTCGTGTCGAAGGCGGAGCCACGCAAGCCGAAGGCATTGTGGCTCGCAATCCAGGAAGCATTCTCGCGAGGCTGGCCGAAGCCCTGGGAGCGCGGATGATCTGCATGATCTTCATCTCGTGCGGTCACTGTGATCGCGAACTCGGACGGCCCGCTGTGGTGTGTCCGTACTGCAGCCACCCAACGGGTGCTGTTCCTGTAACTGGTGGAGGTTCGATGAGCGACAAAGAAGACAGACGAGAGAAGCTCGAAGCAACCTGCAGCGACATGGCGGGGAAGCTCCTCTACTACGATCGCAAGGAAGATGACGTTCTTCCCGTCGGCACCATCGAGGAGATGGTGTTGAACGGCGAGGCCACCCTCGAAGAAGTGCTCGGGTGGATCACCACCCCGATCCTCAACAGCCTCACCAAGAAGGCGAAGAAGAAAAAGTCATGAGCATCGAAGAGATCTACGCTCCGACCTTCAGCGACTTCCATGGCACGCCGATCGTCACGTGGCGTGAGAAGCACGGTATCCGGGTCGCGACGAACATGCTCGACCAGTACAAAAACTGGATGAACTCGAAGTTGGCCAAGGACGAACCCGGTCCAGCGTTCTGGGAGACCAACGGTCCAGCGATCGTGCGCGCTCTTCGCTACTGCGGTGCGAGCGCGCTCGTGTTCGAGTACGAGTCCGATCGCAAGGTCTGCTACAAGTGGTTCGGTCGGAAGACCGAAGTCGGTCCGTTCGGACCCACCACCAAGCCGGACTGGTACTACGTCTGCTCGGTCAAGGCCGAGGGCTCGTGCCTGCATGGTAACGACACCGTCGTGACGGTCACGCTGCCAACCGATGAGGACGTGGTGTTTCGGTTCAACCGCGCCGAGACGCTGCAATGGTTCAAGCCGAAGTCGGAGACGCCATGAAGACGCTCGTCTTCGCGTTCGAGGTCGGCAAGCTCAGCGATC